AAATACAAGATAACATTGAGAGAAAAATATGGCACGTCTACAATCTAATACTACAATATACGGTACCGCAAATGTTCAGAGTTCATTGAATGTTGGCTATGTCACACCTTTCACTTCTACGTCTAATACGACAGGTTCGCTTGTTGTTACTGGTGGTATGGGTATCACCGGCAACTTGTTTATGTCATCTGCTAACAACTTCTATACCACAACAGCATCAGTAAGTTATAGATTAGGTTGGACAGATAATTATTTCCAAAGAGATGCTATTTACAATGGCGTATTTTTTACTGGTAATTATTTACAAATAAGTAATCAATTTATTACGGCTGGTGGTTTAGATGTTCGTTCAGTTATTTACAATGATGCTGGTGGTAACAATATTGTTTTATTTGGAGGTCAATCTGGTGTATTAATTCAAAATAATTTTTCTTCCACATCAAATACAACTGGTGCTTTAGTGGTTTCTGGTGGTGCAGGTATCAAAGGTAACGTATATACAGGAACATTATATTCAACATCAGGTGGTATAGGATATCCAACAGGTATTGCTGCTGGTGGTTCAATAGTTCAAAATACTTCTAGAACATCTGGTGTAACACTCAATACATTAACTGGTCAGATTACATTATTCTCTACTACAGGTACTACAAACGTGGCTACATCATTTACATTAACAAATTCAAATATTGGTGCTAACGATATGTTGTTACTTAACCATTTTTCTGGTGGCACTATTGGTGCTTATGCTCTTGCTGCTAATACAGCTGCAGGTTCTGCTCAAATTACCGTAAGACCAATATTTACAACAACAGTAGCAGAAGCACCTATTATTCAGTTTGCTTTAATTAAATCATCAGTCACTTAATATGTCATTAAGATTAACAGGCGCTTACGGACTTGTAGCTAACAATAATGTAGTTGCTAATGTTGTTGTGGCTAATACATCCGTAACAACAAATGTAATTACTTCAAATACAGTTACGTCAAACACAGTAACAACAAATGTAATTACTTCAAATACAGTTACGTCAAACACAGTAACAACAAATGTAATTACTTCAAATACAGTCACTTCAAATACAATTACTGTTCAAGGAACTATAACGGCTCAAAGTCTTATTGTTACAGGAGGAATAACTCCTGTTTTTAATGCAAACAATATTAGTGCAAATGTTATAACAGCAAACACAATTACTTCAAATGTAATTACTTCAGGTGTTTTAAATGTTCAAAATACAGCAAGTTTTTTTGGTACACAAACACAAGTAGCTGCTAATTTACAAAATGTTATAGAATCCGTTAATGTTATAGCAACTGCAGCTGCAACAACACAACCTTACTATATTGCTAATGGTGCAGTTATCTACCATACAACAAATGCTACAGCCACTTCAACCGTCAATTTAACATATTCTCCAACAGCAACTATTAATTCTATATTATTACCAGGTCAATCAATTAGTATAGCTTTGCTAATGACACAAGGAACAACCGCTTTTTATGTTAATGTTGTTCAAGTTGATGGAACAACAACTGGCGTTACAACTTATTGGCAAGGCGGTACTACACCAACAGCTGGTAATCCTTCAGGTGTTGATGTATATACATTTACAATAATTAAATTAACGGCAACACCTACATATACCGTATTAGCATCACAAACAAAATTCTAATATATCATGCCAACGATTATAACTAGAGGATCAGCTGCATTAAAAAATTATGGATGGACCATAGGCATAGGTGCTAAATTGAACACCATTGGTTTGTTTTTTGGCGGCGTTAATTCATACTGTGGTACATGCATTAAAGTTACTCGTATTAATAAATGTAACGCTCAAATAGGTTCTGAAACTTCAGCTGGAACTAGCCATAATAACTCTGGCTCAGCTGGGGCAAGAATAGGATGTAACGGTGTGTATTATGGTGGTGTTCTTTGTAATTGTGGTTCTATAGGTAACCCAAATAATAAAGTTACTCGTATTAATAAATGTGGAGCTTTAGTAGGTTCTGAAGGTGCAGTTGGGACGGCTAGAGGATTTCTTGCTGGAGCTGCAGTAGGATGTAATGGCATGTATTTCGGTGGAACAACGAACGGTGCAACTATTTATAATCTAGCTACTCGTATTAATAGATGTGGAGCTTTGGTAGGTGAAGCTTCAGTAACTGGTGCAACAGTTAAATATCTTCATGCTGGAGCTGCAGTAGGATGTAATGGCATGTTTTATGGTGGAGTGAATACAGGTGGTCCTTATAATTCACTTTCTCGTATTAATAAATGTGGAGCTTTAGTAGGTTCAGAAACTACAGCTGGCACAGCTAGGGCATGTTTTGCTGGAGCTGCAGTAGGATGTAATGCAATGTTTTATGCTGGATTGTGCGAAAAAAATACAGTTACTCGTATTAATAAATGTGGAGCTTTAGTAGGTTCTGAAGGTGCAGTTGGGACGGGTAGGAATGGTCCAGGCGGAGCTGCAGTAGGATGTTATGGAATATTTTATGCTGGCGAGAATAATACCCCATACACCAATTTATCAACTAAAATTAATAAATGTGGAGCTTTAGTAGGTTCAGAAGCATCTATTGGAACAGCAAGATGGCGTGTAGCCGGAGCAGGAGTTCCATAAGGATATTATATGTCAAGAGTGAATCATAACGCACAATACATCTACGAGATAGATGGTGAAACAATTTGGGAAAAGCTACGAGTCATTCGTAATATGCTGAACGATAGAAAAAGGTCTTTAGCATTAGCTAATCTCAATAAAGAAGAAATGCTTCTTAAAGACAAAAATTCTTTTGAATATAAAAAATATCTTATTGACAAAGAACACCAAGATGAACTGATTAAAGATTGTGAAAACGAAATAGAATTTTTAACAGAATTTGAATCTTATCTAGCTAAAGAAGCAGAAAAAACTCGTATACCTGGTAAAACAGATGATGAGATGTATGAAATAAACTTTTATCTTGAATTACAAACTAGATTGGTGCGTAGAGCACAAGCACAAATTATATCTCACGGTAGAATAGAAGTTGAAACTCTGCAGAGAATATTAAAAAATCCAAGTGCTTTAAAAGTATGTATAGATACTGGATTATTATCAGCTGAAGTATTTAAATTAACTAATGAAAAATTATTACCTAATAGTGATTTTTCAATTAAATATATAGAGAATTGTAATGAGGATTAATAAAACATGAATAGTGAATTAGATGAATTGCAGTTTTTTAGTAGCCCGGTTTATTTCATATCAGCATTAGAGCATTTAGATAAAGTCAAAGAAGTAGCTAACGATCCAACATACTACAATCCAAATAATACACTTGATGATAATTTTGGTAAAATGTCTGCTGACATTTCTTCTGATGAAAGAATACATGATTTTTGTTTGAATGTTATACAATCATCTTGGAATATATTAGAACACCAAGGTTATATGATGTCTAATTACCATACCATATTTGAATCTATGTGGGTGCAAAATCACAATAAACATTCACATATGCCTTATCACACACATTCTGGTGGTGTGCAACTTGTAGGATTTTATTTTTTAGACGTGCCTGAAAATTCATCAAAATTAATTATTCATGATCCTAGAATTGCTAAAACACAAATTGATTTAGAAGAAATTAATCCTAAGGAAATAACTTTAGCTTCAAAAATGGTTACTTTTATACCAAAAGCCGGTGATTTAATATTAATCAATGCTTGGTTAGCACATTCACTTTCTAGTAACTTATCTGATGATACTTTAAAATTTGTGCATATTAATATTGGCACACAAAAAATTGCTAATAATCCTCCACCTGCACCTATCATAATTTGATGAACAAATATCTTATAAGATTTAACAAATCTCGTGGAAAACCTAATAGAGGAACCATGGATCATGTTTGGCGAGTATTTGAAAACGACCAAGAATATCTTGTTAAAAATGTTAAAATTTTAGTACCATCGTATTCTGAAAAAAGTGGCAGTCAAATTGGAGATGATTATAACATAGCTTGTGAAGGTTATATGACCATAGATAAAGTAACTTCAACCATCACAATATCTGATTCACAGTAAAATCTTCAGCATAAATACCTGATTAGGAGATTTATATGGCTACAATAACCAACAGAACCGACTTCACAAACTATTGCCTCCGTAGACTAGGTTTTCCTGTCATTGATATTAACGTAGATGACGACCAGGTCCAAGACCGTATTGATGACGCTCTACAATACTGGCAAGATTACCATTTTGATGGTCTACAAAAAGTTTATTGGATTAAAATATTAAATCAAACAGATATCAATAATCAATATCTTGATGCTACAACAGCAGTAGATTCTAGTAATAATACATTAGAAATTGCTGGTGTGACAAGAATATTTCCACTATCTGACTCTCAGGCTACCATTAATATGTTTGACTTGAGATACCAATTAAGACTTAATGAATTGTATGACTTCACATCTGCGTCCTACATCAATTATACTTTAACACAACAACATCTTCGTTCTTTAGAGATTATGTTTACTGGAGAAGTTCCTATTCGCTTCCAGAGGCATATGCAAAGACTTTATATTGATTGGAATTGGGGACCTCAAGAAGCACCAGTTGGACAAGCTGTGATTGCCGAATGTTATGCTCTAATTGATCCAAATGTATATAATTTGGTATGGAATGACCGTTGGTTAAAAGAATATGCCACTGCTCTTATCAAGAGAAGTTGGGGTTCTAATATGAAAAAATTTGGTGGTCTACAATTACCAGGCGGTGTTACATTAAATGGTAACGAAACTTATGACGAAGCAGTAGCAGAAATTGAAAGACTAGAGAAAGAAATGGAACAAAATTACGGTGCTCCATTGGAATTTTTCTTAAACTAATATGGCAACTAGTTTATATTTTAATTCTTATGGTTCACTAAATGAACAAAGACTAATCGAAGATTTGGTGGTGGAAAGCATTAAGGTTCAAGGATTTGATTGCTTCTATCTTCCAAACAATAACGATGCAGCTAGAGATTTATTATTTGGTGAAGATCCAGTCAAAAAGTTTTCATCAGCATTTCAATTAGAAATGTATCTTTCTAACTCAACAGAATATATGGGAGAGAAAGAATTCTTTTCAAAGTTTGGTCTTGAAATTAAAAACAATGTAAATGTGATTGTATCTAAACGCTCATTCACACAAAGAGTTCCACAAAATACATTTACTCGACCTCGTGAAGGTGATTTAATTTGGATTCCATTTTTAAATGGCACTGGTGAATTATTTGAAATTAAATTTACTAATCAAACAAAAGATTTCTTTATGTTAGGCAGAAAAGTGCCTTACTTCTATGAATTAGAATTAGAGAAATTTAAATACTCTAATGAAGTTATTAATACAGGAGATAGTGATATCGATAGCGTGGTTACAGATTCTTCATATACATTACACTTGAATCTAGGTTCAGGTACTGGTACATATACTATACCAGAGATTGTATATCAATCGTTAGATAACACATCAGCAAACTCATATGCTTCTGGTACCGTTCAATCGTTTATTAAATCATCTAATATATTAAGTGTTACAAACATTAAAGGTGAATTTATTGATGGTTCAATAATCATTGGTGCTTCAAGTAATGCTCGTTATACATTATCAACATTTGATCCATTGAATACACCATCAACACATGAACAATATGATAACTCATACATAAATCAACAGGGAATTTCAATTACTGATTTCTCTGAAACAAATCCTTTTGGTAATATATAATGTCTGCTAACGTATTTTATAATAGAATCATTCGTAAACTTGTTGTAGGTTTTGGTAACCTATTTGACAATATTACTCTTGTGCGTTATAATGCTGACTTGACAGAACAAGAACGATTTATTATTCCAATTGCATATGCACCTAAAGAACGCTATGTGATGCGTCTACAAGAAGACCCTAATTTAGATAAAAAAGTTCAACTTACTTTACCTAGATTATCTTTTGAAATGACAGGTATGACATATGATGCTACTAGAAAACAAAATACAAATTGGAAAACATTTAATCAAACATCAAATGGTTTAGCATCACAATACAATCCTGTTCCATACAATTTTAACTTCTCACTTTATTTGTATGTAAGAAACATTGAAGATGGCACACAAGCAATAGAACATATTTTACCATACTTCACACCAGATTATACAATCAAACTCAATCTTATTCCTGAAATGGGTATCATCAAAGAAATACCTATTGTGTTAGATACTGTATCTCAAGACATCACTTACGAAGGACCTAGAGATAACGATACAAGACTTATTATATGGACACTAAACTTTACTGTTAAAGGTTTTATCTTTGGTGGTGTAACAGAAAATAACAAGATTATTAAAACATCTATTACTAATGTATTGAATAATATTAGTATAACCGATTCTGTTCAATTTAACATGGCTAATACTGGTGTTGGACAATATCAAGCAGGCGAATTAGTTTACCAAGGTTACTCTCCTACAAACTCTACTGCAACAGGAAGAGTTTACTCTTGGTCTAATACAAATCATCAATTAGTATTAACTGATATTGCTGGTAATTTTTTATCAACACAATCTATCATTGGCGTGACTACAAACGCTAATTGGGTGTTTACATCTTACCAATCTCCTCAAATTAAGATGACACAAGTGGTTGTTACACCTAATCCAAATACTGCCACGGCTAATGATAAATACACTTATACTACTTCTATAACAGAAGAACCTAAAAACTTTAATTACTAATTTAAGGTAAGAAAATGGCAAAGACCCTACAATTTAAACGATATCCA